GCCAGTCGTCCGACATCCACAATGTTGTTCTCGGACCGATCATGCAAGAATGTACCCGCAGAATGTTTCACCTCACTTCTTTGAGAGATGATCCATCTAAGATGAATTTTCTCGGTGCTTATAAACGCACTACTGAACATCTCTGCTCTTACATCGAAAACGGCAATAATGATTCGATCTTTATCGAATCTGACTTTAGCAGCAATGATCAAACCCAGGTTAAGGATGTGCACATCTTGGAGACTAAATGGTTGCGCCAGCTCGGCGCTCCTATTTGGCTTACAGCTTTAATGCTTGAAGCCAACCATTTTAAAGTCACGTCCCGGAACTTCGCCGTTAAGGCGAAGATTAAGAATCAGTTACCCACTGGTGCACAATCCACAACTTTCCGCAACAGCTTGTGGAACATGACTGTCGCGCACACATTCGCAGTCAAGCATGGACTACGTGGACATTGTCTCATTCTTGGAGATGACATGTTGATGCGGGTTGATAACCCTTTCACACGGCGACGTGCTGTCGTCGTCCGAGCCTACCTTTACGCTATTAAACGCGCTCATATGGTAGGCAAGGTCAAGTGCGGTTATCACCTTTCCGACTGTACTTTTCTTTCCAAGAATTTTATTCTCACTGACAATAAACACGTCCTTGTCCCTCTTCTGGGCAAGGCAATGGCGAGGTTCAACGCTAGAGCTTCGAAGAATGATTCACTATCAGACTCCGAGTATCTAGCTGGCAAGTCCCTCAGCTACTCTTATGAGTTCCGCCATTGTCCGCCCATCTCCAGAGCCTTTTTAACAAGGTTCGCCCAGCTTCACAATTCTGACGTGGACGTCAGGCTTGATGCTTTGGGATGGAACGCAAAAGGAGCGTTCTTAGATCTCGGGATTACAGGCATACTTGCTTCTATCGATAACTGTATGACCATGACCCGGGATGATATGACTCGCTTTTACCATACCAAGTACGGCTTGACGGCTTCTGACGTTATAGAGTTAGTGCTGCGAATCGTCTTTGGAGAAGAAGATCTTGATGCTGATGCGATTGTCCGCATATTGCAAGATTGGGTGTAGTTTCACCCCCCCCCGCCTTTACCGTTTGTTGTGTCGTATTTACCCCGTGTATCCGGATGAACCCGCTGCCAAGTCTCGCTTGAGCTGGCA